TCTTCATCAGATGAAAGGTTAGGCATATCAGCGCCATTGTTCCCATCACCCATGTCTTGCGTATCTTGTAACTCTTTTGACCGCAAAATAATGTTACGTATACCATCAGCTAACTTGTTAAATTCTTCCCTGTTGCCTTTTTGGTATTCATCAACAGAAAACACCACAGATTCATGGTATTGTTCTTTGATCTCATCATCTTTAGGCAATGGCATAATAGAACTAACACGTGGTCTACCGTTCTTACCTTCCATTACGTTAATAAAACAAGTTACACCACATAACTTAGATATATCAAAGCCCTTCTTTTCCATTTCAGTAAATGGACGGCCACGCCATGCAGATAAATCCTGCCCAAGTGTAGCCTTCTCATGCAGCGATAGCGTATAAAACTTACTGATTGTTAGAGGTTCACCGTTGTTGTTTACTTCAGATGGTACTTCCCAGATAACCATACATTGACGTTTCCATGTTACCTGTCCATCATAGTTGTTTTCTTGTGTGCCTAGATCAATGACCTTTACACATCTAGCCTTGTGTACGCCTGTACTTACTTCAGGGTACTTACTTTCGTTGTCTACTGTTTTCGCAATAATACTCATGTCTACTCCTTTTTTTATATTTACTATTGGAACTTATATTATATTAACGTAGGTTACCAAAGTCAAGCTATATGTTGACATTTGTTAATCTTATAAGTATGATGTACTTAGATTAATAAGGGATTATTATGATGAATTTATATGAACTTGCAAAAGAACGTAAGAAAGAGGTGGTAACTAAGTATGGTGGTAGAAACCTATCACGTATGCTTAATATAAGCCATCCTGCTGTATCTAAATGGCAAGTAATACCGCCTTTGCGTGCGTATCAAATAGCAGATATTGGTGATTTTGAATTAGACTATTTACGTCCTGATCTAAAACACGCAGATGAAATTGCACCGCAGCCGCAGGGTGTAGGTCAATAATCTTAGGCTAAAAATACTACGGCACGGGGGGTATGTATTTTATCTCATTGTTGCATATCCCCCATCATCATCTTACATTATGGCAAAGCTATGGCATATCTATAAGTGTGCCATCAGTTTGTTAATGGCAAATCAATCCCCTTCATCTTCATCTTCACCTTCAACTACACCTTCAACTTCAACCAAGATAGAGCAAACACACACAACCATATTTGGGGGGGTTGACATAGGTTAACATATTCTGTATATTAAATCATTAACGAAAATTAACAGGTAACAATGAGAAAAAAATCTACAGATGAACAATCGCCTGCGTTTCAATTTTACGCTAATGATTGGATAAGCGAACCTAGCAGATTAAAAATGTCACTTGAAGAACAGGGTGCATACATACTGTTGTATTGCCATTGTTGGCGTGGTTTTAAGATACCAAAAGATTTTGAAATACTATCAAAGATGTGTAACTGCACGTTGGATAAGATTAAATACATGTGGCCATCTATAAAACATATGTTTAAAGAAGTTGATGATGGGCAAAACTTAGTGTGTTTACAGGCAGAAGAAGAACGTAAAGAGCAGGCATTGAACCGTAAAAAACGACAGATTGCAGGCAAAAAAGGCGCTGATAAACGATGGGGTAAGGATGAAGTACAATCCAAATAGTCACCATGGCATATTTATACAAGCATTTGGTACACATCACAGTTTCCAAACGTTTTGTGACAAGGGTAAGAACAGGAAAATAATTAGACAGTTACATGGCACATTGGAAGAACACATAGATGAACTATGGTCATTAAACAAACAGGGTGCAGGTGTATTTTTTACAGTAAATCAGACAGATTTACAGGGCAGAACCACAAAAAATATTACAAAAGTTAGGGCTGTGTTTATAGATTTAGATGGTACACCATTGCCCGATCACTTTGATCTTAAACCTAATTTTATTTTAAACACATCGCCTGATAAATACCATTGTTATTGGTTAGTAAGTGATATGCCATTAGAATCATTTACATTGTATCAGCAAGCATTAGCTGCAAAGTTTAATTCAGACCCAGTTGTCAAAGACTTGCCAAGAGTAATGCGACTTGCAGGGTTTTATCATAACAAAACAAAACCATATCCAATTAAAGTAATTGGTGCGCAGGGCATTGATACACCATACACAATGGCAGAGATACGTGATGGTCTTGGATTACAAAGACCACAACAAGCTACAATCAAAACAGATTATCAACCATCAATGTATCAAGGCAAGTATTCAGGTACATTACGATATGGTGTAGGCAAGGGTGACAGGCATGCTGCATTGGTAAAGATGTTGATAGCAATTAGAAAGCGTGGCGAAAGCATGGAATATGCAAATGAAGAAGCCTTAAAATTTGCAAACGCTTGTAACCCACCTGAAAACCACAACGAAGTATTGTTTCAGGTAAAAGATATATGGAATAGATATGCACCTTAGAGATTACCAACAAACAGCACTTGATAATTTACGTGAATCAATGAGGGCAGGTAATAAAAAGCTGTTGCTTGTTGCTCCAACTGGTAGCGGTAAGACAGTAATAGCTAGTGCAATGATTAAAGCTGCTGTTGAAAAAAGTAATGATTGTTTGTTTGTAGCACATAGACGTGAATTAATTGATCAATGCAGCGATAAACTTAGGCATTTTGATGTGAACCATGGCGTTATTATGGCAGGCAGATCAGCTAACATTGGTGCAAGGACACAGGTTGCAAGCATACAAACTTACACAATCAGAAAAGATAATAAATATTTTAACAAACCATATGCAGATGTAATTATATTAGATGAAGCACACCGTAGTGTAAGCAAATCATTTAGAGAACTTATTAATGATTATCCAGATGCGTTTGTAATTGGTTTAACTGCAACACCTGTACGTAACGATGGCAAAGGTTTGGGCGGTATTTATGATGACTTGATAGAGTGTGGCAGCATACGAAAACTTACAGAACAGGGTTACCTTGTGCCTAACCGTGTTGTTGCACCTACATTGCCAGACTTAAAAGGTTTAAAGATTATGGCAGGTGATTACGAAAAGCGTGGCCTAAACAAACGTATGAACACACCTAAATTAGTAGGTGATCTTGTTACCCATTGGTTACGATATGCAGAGGATAGGCCAACTGTTGTGTTTGCTACATCAATTGCACACAGTAAATACATATCTAAAATATTTAATGATAACGGCATAGCTGCAGGTCATGTTGATGGTGACATGGATGAACTAGAGCGTGAACAAGTGCTGCATGATTTACACCATGGTAAGATTAAAGTTTTATCTAACTGCCAAGTGTTGACCGAAGGATGGGATGAACCAAAAGTTTCATGTGTTGTACTTGCACGACCTACAAAGTCATACGGCATGTACTTGCAGATGGTTGGTAGATCATTGAGGCCATTTGAAGGCAAGAAAGATACATTGATTATTGACCATGCAGGTTGTGTTTACGAACACGGTTTCCCTGAAGATGTGCCTGATTGGGAATTAACAACAGATAAAATTACACGACAGAAAAATAAAGAACGAAAAGAAATAGATAAGCAGCCGTTTACTTGCACTAAATGTAACGCTGTATATGAGCCAACAAGGATATTGAGAACTTGCCCTGTGTGTGGTCATGCACCAACGGAAGCAGACAAGAAGGTATTGATTAAACAAGGACGTTTGGTTGAATTACCAAAAGCAGATGTTAATGCACAGGACAAGCAAGATTTTTACGCACAACTTTTGTTTCACAGCAGACAAAAAGGTTACAAGTCAGGTTGGGCTGATTGGACATTCAAAGAAAAGTTTGGGCATTTTCCACACAGTAAACGTGTAATGCCAAAACCTGTGGGCGATGAGGTCAAAGGCTACCTGCGCCACTTGCAAATAAAGAAAGCCAAATCAAATGGGGGTGCTTATGTCAGAGGACGCTAAAGAACAACAAATGCACACGTTGCGTGAGGTAGGCAAGAAACATGCTGCCGCAAAACGTAATCTTACTGTGCTTGAACATGGTAGACAGATAATGCTGTCCGATCTTATGAAAGAATACATGCTTAAAGGTGAGAAGACTGCTGCAGGTCAAGAACGTGAGGCCAGAGCAGACCCACGTTACAAAGAACACATTGAAGGGCTTGGTGAAGCTGTTGAGGAAGAACTAAAATGGGCTTGGGAAAAAAAGATTGTTGATATAAACTTTGAGAAATGGAAGACCAACATGATTAACCAAACCATTGAACGTAAGAAATATGGCTAAAAAAAAACAGGCAACGATTGAAGAAAAGAAACACATGTCACGCGTTGCTGCGTTGGGATGCGTTGCCTGTGCTACGTTAGGCCATTACGATTCACCTGCAGAAATACACCACATAAAAGATAAAACGGGCATGGGCAGACGGTCTAGTCATTTTGATGTAATACCGCTTTGCTACATGCACCACCGTGGCACATATGGCTATCACACAAGCCCAAAAGAGTTTGAAGGGAACTATGGCACACAAAAAGAACTGCTGCAGATTGTGAAAGATTGGTTAGATTATGAAGATAAAAAAACGGGTCAGATAAATCCATCCAACCCGTTTACAAGAAACAATTTATTTTGGGAATAGTTACAATGATTTAGATTTTAATTTGTAACCATCGCCAAACAACACATGACCCAATTGATGAATAACATGAAAACCCATATCCATTCCGCAACCAGACACGCCCATGCACTCTGTTTTGTCTTTAAATCTATAATCCAAAGCAACGCACATTGTACGCGTTAGCCAGTAAGGTTCAACCCTGTCCTCACCTTCACGAAACTCATCTTTAACACCAAATTTATAAAACGTGATGTGTCTGTACATGCCAGAATTGCTGACTTGTTTGACAACATAATAAATGGTGTCACCTTCATCAATTATACTTTTTAAATATTCAATTGCTTGTTTTTGGTTCATTGTTTTCTTTCCTTCCTTCTGTTTTCTTCTATTGCATGCCATATGTTTATGACACCCCAAAGCGCAACAATAGACGCATCCAATGTGTTCCTGTCTACTACAACAAGATAGATTGAAAGCGTCCATAGCACGCCACTAATACCAAAACGCCAAATCACGGTGTTAACTTTTTGTTTTGTTTGACTACCCAATCATCCAAGATTGCACGCAAGCCATCATCAAAGCCAATATGCAATTCCTGTTTGTTGTTGATTAAATAGTCAATTGCTTGTTGCTGTTGTGTGGGCGATAAGCCTTTTAGATGATCTCTAACAACGCTTTCAACCCACACTTTGCCAACACTGAAGAACGGGTTATCCATTCTTTTCTGCTCCAAGTTTCATATCTAGCAACTCTTTTAGGCTATGGTAAGCACTCATGCCATGCGCACCGACATTCCATTCTTTTATGTGTTCAACGTCTTCGCCTTGATGTCCGCAATATGCTTTGCCATTCTTCCAATTGTACACAGTGAAGACACGACCATCAGGAAACTCAAACGACCATTCAACGTCAATCTTATCCTCTGCACCTGCACGCGGTATGTAACGGAAATGCGGATCACCAAACACACTGACAAGTTGATCATATGTTCTGTTCAAATGTCCGTGTAAATGTGTTCCACCTGTGTTGCTTGACTTTGTGATGTTTGACAAATCGCTGACGTACTTGTCCTGTATTGCTGCTGACAAAGATGATGCAAACGCCTCTGCTTTGCTTTGATCAATCTCTATCAATTCCTCTGCCAAGAACATTAATTCCTGACCATTTAAACCATCAACAATTTGTGATGCAAGTGTAGCTGCTTGCGCTTTACCCTCTGCAATAGCTGCCTGCGCACTGTCATCATTGTGGCTGTTGTTTTCAATATCATCCCAGTATTCATTTTTTGTTTTACTCATGTTGTTGCTCCTATAGTTTGCTAGCGGTGTACAAACATGCACCACCGCCAAGCATTGATATTAGGCCGTAACCGACCACCATTAACATTGTGGGCAAATCGTTAGCATACTCCATGCACTTGCCATCACAATCATTGGCACTGCCTGCAATGGCCATCAATCCGACAGCCAAAGCAATTGCACCAAATACGTTTAAAAATGTTTTCATGTTATTTACTCCAATAACCATAAACACAACGCGTACCACTACGCGAAGGGTCATAGGTGTCATTGATTACGCCATCAATAACTGCTGTTACATGCTTACTGCAAGACACAGCAATTGTACCCAATGGCAATTCATCTGCTTTCAAATGCACTTTGCAACCTTGACCAATAAACATTGTTGGTGTCCATTTAAGTCCAAGCATAGCTGCAAGACGTTTGGTTGTAGGTTTGTAAACACCAGACCGCGCTGTTGACTTACCTCTACGCTTTTTGGTTTTACGTTCCTTAGAACCAAGTTGATTGATTAACGCTGCAACCTCTGCATAAGGTTTGCCGCTAACGATAGCAAATGATCTGCATACACAATCACCTGCTTTGACAGTGTAACCTGCATCTGCTGCACCACCATCGTTGTATGTCCATATTGTATTCATGTTATATCCTCATTGTTGTTAACATAGGTTAATCATACACTATTTATAAATGCACGCAAGAATTAATTTACCTTTATATATTGCACTTAAACTACTTTAGGTTATAATAACTAATATGAGCGCAAAAACGTTGACAGATAAGCAAAAAGCATTCGTTGACTACTTTAGTCAGTTAGGCAATGCAACACATGCTGCAATCAAAGCGGGCTACTCAAAAGCCACAGCCGAACAACAGGGCTACGAGTTAAAGCGCAAGCTAGTAAACGAGATTGATTTAGCTACACGTGCTGCATTAGGCGGCGCTGTACCTATGGCGGTTGAGAAACTACAAAGCCTGATCACAGACGACAAGGTAGCGGCATCTGTCAAGTTAGGTGCTATCAACAGCATCCTTGACCGTACAGGCTACCAGACAGTCCACAAGGTAGAAGACGTAACCAAGCAACGTACTGACGAGGAACTACAGACAGAACTAGAACACCTGCTGCAATCCATTAACGCGGGGTCTAGTAAAAGCACAGAGCATTAGCACAGTATACTGCTCATTACTCCTATACCTATATAGGGGAAGACACACTGGCTAGCCTTGCCATACCTTCCAGAAAAAAGGTTCATCGCACACACACACACGCATTTGCCCGCTAGGCCACATGTCTGCGCGGTCTTGCTAAAGATACCCTACGCATAATGCTTCACATATACATACACAGGGGAACACGGCATCACATATCACAGGCACACGCGCGCAACAGACCCCCCCACCCCCCAAAGTGCCTCCCCTTGTCATATATAATGCTTTCATCCGCACAGCGCAGGGCCTATTTAGAAATTAACCTAAGTTAACAGCTATCACATGGGAGTTGCGTTAAGTTAATGTTGTGTGTATTATGTCACTATGGGCGATAAAGCATGGAAACAACGAGAACGAAACGTGGCCAAATTTTTTGGGGGGGTTCGTACACCGCTATCAGGTGGCAACGGTAAAATAACCCGTGCAGATGTTATACATGAAAGCCTATTTATTGAATGTAAACTACGTGCCAAACACACAGCAATAACCTTATGGGATGAAACTAAAGAAATAGCTGATACAGAAAATAAAACACCAGTTATTGCATTATGTGAAAAGAACCGTAAAGGGTTTTGGATAATGGTACACAGCGATGATTTGTATAAACTATGACAGCACAAGCATTAGCAAGGGCAGTAGAAATCGCCAAGGAACTAGAACACAGAAAAGCCACAAATACAATGGCTAGGTACGTACCGTACGAATATCAAAAAAAATTTCATAATAAAGTTGCACAACAGCGCCTACTTATGGCAGGTAACCGTATAGGCAAATCATTCTCTGGTGCTATGGAAATGGCCTATCATCTAACAGGGCTATACCCTGATTGGTGGCAAGGTAGAAAATTTGTTAGACCTATTAGGGCGTGGGCAGGTGGAGCATCTAATGAAACCACACGTGACATCTGCCAGAAGGAACTGGTTGGGCAGCCAGACGACCCCAGTGCTAGGGGTACAGGGTCTATACCGCTAAAATTAATTGGCGAAACGGTACGTAAAGCAGGCGTGCCTAATGCAATGAATAGTCTTGTTGTTAAACACGTAACAGGTGGATGGTCACGATTAGCATTTAAAGCATACGAAATGGGTAAAGAAAAATGGATGGGTGAAAGCCTAGACGTTATATGGTTGGATGAAGAACCACCATCATCTATCTATACTCAATCTCTAACGAGGACAGCCGATAAAGGTGGAATTGTTTACATGACATTTACACCAGAAAACGGTATGACTGAAACTGTAGCGCAGTTTGTTAATGATCTTCGGGATGGGCAAGCGCTTATACAAGCGGGGTGGGATGATGCACCACATATGACTAAAGAAGTGCGTCAGCAAATATTAGCTGCGCTACCACCGCATGAACGTAAGATGCGTGAGCAAGGTATACCACAACTAGGTTCAGGCTTAGTGTTTCCTATTGCTGAATCAGATATGGTATGTGACCCAATTAATATGCCTGATCATTGGCCTAGGATTTGTGGTCTTGATTTTGGTTGGGATCACCCGACAGCAGCAGCGTGGGCTGCATGGGATAGAGATTCAGATATAATTTATATTTATGATACATATGCAATGTCACAAGAAGCTGTGCCTATACATGCAAGTGCTGTAAAAGCACGAGGTCAATGGATTCCTGTTATATGGCCAATGGACGGAAGGCAAGCAGACAAAGGTTCTGGTAAAAGTTTAACAGAACAATATCGTAATGAAGGCGTGAACATGACACGTGAACATTTTACAAATCCACCACAACAAGGACAAAAAGAAAACACAGGTGGTATCTCTGTAGAAGCAGGGGTACAGGAAATGTATACAAGGTTTATGACTAATAGATTGAAAATTTTTAATAATCAGAGTAAGTTGTTAGAGGAATTGCGAATGTACCATCGTAAGGATGGTAAAATCGTATTTAAGCATGATGACGTTATTTCGGCTGCACGTTATGCCGTAATGTCTGTCAGAAAAGCGAGAGTAAAAAACTATGAACCAAAGCAATTATATTCAGACAGTAGTTTTAATGTATTTGCGTAACAATAAGGAAGGATAATTATGGGCGGATTTGTAAGATTTGTTGCAAGAACTTTGGGTATCGCACCTAAGAAAGCACCACCTCCACCACCTCAACCTGCTCCTGCTCAAACTGCATCAGCAGCACCTGTTCAGCCTGCAACAACAGCAGCAACAGCACCTGCAAAAGATAGTAAGAAAACAGCACTAGGGTCTGGGTATGGTACTGGTGACCAAACTGTAATGACAACTACTGCAGGCGTAGAAGAAGAAGCTAATACACAAAAAACTGTATTAGGTGGCTCATCTACAGCAGGTAAGAAAAAGAAAACAGGTAAAGCAGTTAATTACGGATAATGTAATATGATTGAAGTCGTAACAGACGACAAATGGCGTGTACCTATTGGTAAATATCTAAAAGAAAAATGCTTTATTTCTGCAGATATAGGCGATAGTTTTTCTTATATTGGTTTTATAGAAGATGAAAAAATACTAGGTGGGTTTCTTTTTACAGATTGGGATGGACATAACATATACGTACATCTTGCATTAGAAACACCTAGATTATTTAACAAAAAAAATATAAGAACAGTATTTGACTATGGTTTTAACCAACTTGGTTGTGGAAGAATGACAGCCGTTTGTCGTAATGGGTACGAAAGAAACGAGCGTATTTTATCTGGTACAGGTTGGACAAAAGAAGGTAAAGTAAGAAAAGTTATGAAAATAAAAAATGAATTCGTTGATGCAGCAGTTTATGGTATGCTCAAAGACGAATGTAAATGGATAAAGGAATAACATGGGCGGAAAATCACAACCACAAATGCCACCACCTGTAGATAATTCGGTTCAAGAAAGAACTGAAAAAAAGGAAGCGGCATTAGAAAAAGAAAAATCAAAAATGCTTGCAACTAAGAAAAAAGGCCAATACGGTACTATACTAACATCTGCACAAGGAGTTGAAGAAGAAGCAGAAACTAAAAAAACAATGTTAGGCGGAACAATAACGTAATGGACGATAACATAACACCTTTTGATTATATTAAAAAAAGATTTGCTTCTATGGAATCTACTAGAGGCACATGGGAAGATCATTGGCAAGAAATACTTGATTACGTTATGCCACGTAAAGCAGACGTTACTACAATAAATTCTAAAGGTTCAAAAAGAACTGAAGTGCTATTTGATAGCACAGCTATTACAGCAAACACAATGTTGTCAGCAAGTTTACAAGGCACACTTACATCGCCCTCACTGCCTTGGTTCTCAATTAAACTTAGAGATAAATCAATAAACGAAGATTTTAATACGCAAATGTGGTTGGAAGATACTGCTAGACGTATGTATGACGCGTTTAATGATGCAAATTTTAACACTGAAGTACACGAAATGTACTTAGACCTAACATCTATTGGTACTGGATGTTTATTTGTGGAAGAACATAAAGATGGGTTTGGAGTTGGCGGTATACATTTTAAGACACTACACATTAATGAATTTTATATACAAGAAAACAATAACGGATTTATTGATACAGTTTACAGAAAATACAAAATGTCTGCTAGACAAGCAGTACAAGAGTTTGGTGAAGATAATCTTGGTGATAAAGTTTTAGACGCTGCTAAGAATAAACCAGAAAAAGAATTTTCATTTATACATGCAGTAGAACCAACTGCAGATTACGAACGTGCAATGGGTAAAGCAGCTACAAAATTACCAGTGCATAGTTGTCATGTATGTATTGAAGACAAAATGAAAGTTAGAGCAGGAGGTTACAATGAATTTCCATATTTAGTGCCTAGATGGGCTAAAGCAACGGGTGAAATTTATGGAAGATCACCTAGCTATAATGCGCTACCTGATATTAAAACTTTGAACAAGGCAGTAGAGATTGGACTTAAAGCATGGGCAAAAGCAATTGACCCCCCTCTTTTGGTACAGGATGATGGTGTTGTTGGCAGAGTAAGAACTACACCCGCAGGTATTACTGTTATTAGAAACGATGGTGCAATTAAACCATTACAAACAGGCAGTAACTGGCAAATCACAGACATGAAAGAAACGCAGTTAAGAACTGCAATTAGACAAGCATATTATTCAGATCAACTACAGTTGCAAGAAGGCCCACAAATGACAGCAACTGAAGTACAAGTTAGATATGAATTAATGCAAAGACTTCTTGGGCCAACGTTAGGAAGATTCCAAAGTGAATTTCTTAACCCATTAATTGAACGTGTTTTTGGCATTATGTTTAGAGCAGGTGCGTTGCTCCCGATACCTGACGCTATACAAGAAGCCAAGATGGATATAGAATACGTAGGGCCATTAGCACGTTCACAACGTATGGAAGAAGCACAAGCTATTGATAGATTGTATCAACTAGCAGCTAACGTGGCTCAAATAGACCCAAGTATTATGGATAACATAAACCATGATGAAGCTATAAGAATGAGAGCAACACTACTTGGTGTGCCTAAATCTATTCTTGTATCTAGGGATGACGTTGCAGAAAAACGTGAAGCCCAACAACAAGCAGCTATGGAACAACAAATGTTAATGGCTCAACAACAACAAGCACAAACAGGCAAAATGCAGGCAGATGCAGCTAAAGCAACTGCAGACCCAGATGTACAAGATGTTATGTCTGAAGCTACTGCACAAGCAGAACAGGAGTTAATGTAATGGCAAAAAAAGGACTATATTACAATATTAATAAACGTAAAAAAGCAGGCACTAGCAGATCAAAATCTAAATCTACTATAACTGCAAAAAATTATGACAATATGAAAAAAGGTTTTCCTAAAATTGGCACAAGGAGTTAATGGCAAAAGTAAAGGAACGTGTAGAACATGAAAGCATATTTCATAAAACCAATATAGGACGTAACCCTAGCAAATGTAAAATGAATAAATCAAAGAGAAGAAGTTTTAAAAAATACAGAGGACAAGGTAAATAGTGGCAAAAAATAACATAGCGCATTTAGAAGAATTACACAAAGAACACGGTGAGTTAGTTAGTAACTACAAACAGTGTTTTACATCACCTGCGGGTGAACAAGTGTTAAAAGACTTGGATGCAGCATATGGTAATAGAAGTAGTTATTCTAGTAATCCATATGATACTGCTTACAAGGAAGGGCAACGTAGTATATTACTACGTATTAAATCAATGATAAAAGAAAGGAAAGAGGATTAATATGTCAGAAAACGCAGAGGCCGTTACCACCGAAGAACAGGTAACCCAAGATAGTACAATCTTAGGGTCTGAGGCAGTGGGCGATAACCTTGATTGGAAATCATCACTACCTGACGAATTAAAAAATGACCCAACTTTGTCAAACTTTAAAGATGTTGAAAGTCTAGCAAAGACAGTAGTACATCAACAAAAACAGATGGGTAATCGTATACCTATCCCAAAAGATGAAGAAGGTTTTAATGAGTTGTATACAAAACTTGGCAGACCAAGTGAAGCAACAGCTTATGAAACTAATATTCCTGAAGATATGCAAGAGCATTACAGTGAAGATAATTTAAATCAATTTAAAGATGTTGCACATAAAATTGGTTTGAATCAAAAACAAGTAGATGCGCTTATTGAATATCAACATGGAGCAATACGTGCTTCAGTGGATAATGAACCCGCTATGTTAGCTGCGCAAAAAGAAGATACAGAGCAAACGCTAAAACAAGATTGGGGTCTTGATTACAATAAAAATATTAGAGCAGCACAACGCGCTTTACAAGTTTATGGTGATGAAGAAATTATGGATTTGATGAATACATCAGCAGGCAATCATCCTGCAGTTGTTAAATTGTTTGCACGTTTAGGTGCTGAAGTAACAGAGGATATGACACAAAATACTCAAAATAATACTTTAGCTACTAATAAATTAGACGCGCAAGACGAAATTAATGCCATATATTCTAACACTCAACACGCATATTTTGATCAAAAAAATCCTGATCATAAAACTGCCGTAGAAAGAGTTAGACAACTAATGGAAAAAGTGCATGGATAATTAGTAACTTATATGGTATATTTAGAACACAACACATAGGCCCAACAGGACAACCTAAGTTGTTCGGTGTGCAACCGTAAATGCCGTTTGACAGTGCGTATACTGTAAGGTTTCCCTGCAAAGGACAAAAACCGATTATGTTAAACTTAAACTAAGAAGGAGGCACATATGTCAGTGCAAATAACTACAGCTTTTGTTGAACAATACAAAAGCAATGTGTTCCATCTAGCACAACAAAAAGGCTCACGTTTAAGGGATTGCGTAAGATCGGAAACGGTTACAGGAAAATCGCACTTCTTTGAGCGAATTGGGTCTGTGGCAGCAGAAAAGCGTACATCGCGACACTCTGACACACCTAGAATGGACACACCCCATAGTAGACGAAAAGTTACTATGGACGACTACGACTGGGCAGATTTGATTGATCAGGAAGATAAGGTAAGAATGCTTATTTCCCCTCAATCAGAATATGCTATGGCAGGCGCTTGGGCGATGGGTAGAGCTATGGATGATTCAATCATTGGTGCAGCTACAGGTACATCATACGGTGGTGTATCAGGCGGCACTTCGGTTGCGTTACCCGCAGGTCAAAAAATCGCACATGGTTCTGCAGGTCTAACTCTGGCGAAACTAATATCAGCAAAAGAACTTCTTGATGCTAATGATGTTGACCCAGATGAAACTAGATACATGGTTGTAACAAGCAAACAAATGTCTAACTTGTTAAATTTAGAGAAGGTAACTTCTTCAGATTACGCAAGCATTAAGGCGTTAGTACAAGGCCAAATTGATACGTACTTAGGATTTAAATTCATAAGAACGGAAAGACTTGGCACTGATGCTAACTCTGACAGACAAGTGTTAGCTTTCTGCCAATCTGGTATTGGGCTTGCTGTGGGTTCTGATGTTTCTACAAGAATATCTGAACGAGCAGACAAGAATTATGCAACTCAAGTATTTCTATCTATGACAATCGGCGCTACGAGAGTAGAAGACGAAAAAGTAGTAGAAATCGCATGTAACGAATAAGGGAGGGTTAAAACATGGCTACTGTATATTCAGCACAGAAGACCAGTTGGAATCAAAATAACCCAACTGATAAGATTAAAACAAATGAATTCGCAGGACGTGTTAGAATTGCTTACGCTACTTATGAAGCGTCAAGTCTTTCTGCAGGTGATGTGATTGAAATGTTTAATCTGCCAAACGGCGCGAGAATCGTAAGTGGTTCTATTGCACACGATGCACTAGGTTCATCTACTACTCTTGCCGTAGGCTACGCAGCGCATACTAATGCAGCAGGAACAGCAGTTTCAGCTTCAGCAGCAGCGTACAAAGCAGCAGCTTCATCTGCATCAGCAGGTAAAGCGGACGTTTGTGCGACTATTGCTTTAGGTCACGGAACTGAAGTTGATGCTAACCAAGATGGTTTGCCTGTGGCAATAACTTTAGCAGGCGCGGCTGCAACGGGTACTATTGTACTTACGATGCAGTATGTTACTGACTAAGTAATAAAATTAGGTAGGGGGTACAACACCCCCTATCTTTTTGTAAAGGAATAAAAATGGCAACAGACGTATCTATTTGTAGTAACGCTTTAAGACGGTTAGGTGATGCACCTATTACAAGTCTTACAGATGATACAGAAAGAGCGCGTCTATGTAATGCCTTTTTTGCTGATGCCCGTGATCATGTATTACGAGCGCATCCATTTAATTTTGCCATCACTAGAGCAACATTAGCACAATTATCAAATACACCTTCATATGGTTTTAGCTATATGTACGCATTACCAACAGACCCTTATTGTTTGCGTGTGTTGGAAATGGAACACCCAGATTTTATATTTAAAATAGAAAACGATGCAACAAGCGGAAGGGTCTTGCTTACAGACGAAGCTACCGCAAAAATTTTGTATATAGCACGTGTAACTGACCCAACTTTATTTGATGCAATGTTTGTAGAAACTTTAACATCTAAGTTGGCTGTAGATTTAGCGTATGCAATAACAGGAAGCGCACAACTACAGGCGCAGATGGAAAAAATGTATCAAGCCAAGCTATCTGAAGCCCGTAGTGTTGATGGTCAAGAAGGATTTATTGATGACCTTGTATCAAACACATTTACGGACTTTAGAAAATAATGGCAAGAGTACACCCTTTTCAATCAAATTTTACAGCAGGCGAACTTACACCAAAGTTAGCAGGGCAAATTGATTTTAAAAAATATGCTAATGGCCTAGAAACTTTGCAAAACATGACAGTGTTTCCGCAAGGTGGTGCAGCACGTAGATATGGTACTAGATTTGTAGGGCCAGTTAAAAATCATTCACAAAACGTTAGATTAATACCTTTTGAATTTAATGTTGAGCAAAGTTATTGTTTAGAATTTGGTCATCAATATCTTAGATTTTACAAAGATAACGGTATTATTACAGAAAATGACAAAACAATTACTGGCATTACACAGGCAAATCCTGCAGTAGTAACAGCGTCTAGTCATGGTTACAGCAATGGTGATGAAGTTATACTTACTGAAGTAGTAGGCATGACACAAATAAATGGAAAACGTTATAAAGTAGCTAATAAAACTACTAACACGTTTCAAATAACAGATTTAGACGGAAACAACATAAATAGCACTGGATATACAGCGTACGCATCTGCGGGTGTAGCTAATAAAATTTATGAAATTTCTACTAATATTACAGAAAGTATGTTGTATGAAATACAATTTACGCAATCTGCAGATATTATGTACATTGTACATGAAACCATAGCACCGCAAAAATTATCAAGAACAGGTCATACATCATGGACTATTGGTAACGAAACGTTTACTAACGGCCCATTTTTAGATGATGGCACAACAGCAGCTTGGAGTGGGTCTAACGGTTATCCGCGTACTGTATCATTTTACGAACAACGTTTGGTGTTTGGTGGGTCAACTAAATACCCACAAACTATATGGGCATCACAATCAGGTTCATATACAGATTTTGATGTAGGTAGTGGTAACGCTGCTGATGCTTTTATTTACACAATTGCTGCAAACAAAGTAAACGTAATACGTTGGCTAGCACCTGCACGTGATCTAATTGTAGGTACAGCAGGCGGTGAATTTAAAGTAGGTAGACCTGCAGGTGAACCTCTAAAGCCTGACAATGTTACAATTACACAACAAACTACTTATGGTGGTTGGACAACTGAACCTATACAAGTAGGTAACGTTGTTTTGTTTGTACAAAAAGAAAGAAAAAAAGTTAGAGAATTTGCATATAGATTTGAAGATGATGCGTATTCAGCGCCAGATATGTGTCTATTAGCAACACACATTACAGGCACAGGAATTGTAGATGTTACCTATGCGCAAGAACCTGAAAGTATTTATTGGGCAGTACGTGATGATGGTTTATTGATAGGCATGACATATCAACGTGAAGAAGACGTTATTGCATGGCATAGACATGTTATTGGTGGACACATTAAACACAGTATAAATACATCTTCACAACTAACATCAGCAGCATCAGATAGTGATAATAATGGGTTTTTTACCATTACTGGGCATGGTTATGTAACAGGTGACCCTGTTGAATATGATAACAATGGTAATGCTAATATTGGCGGTCTTGTAGATGGAACTATTTATTACGTAATTAAAGTTGATAATAACACTATAGAATTAGCGAGAACATACAAACAAGCTGTAGATAGAACTGTACATCAAATAGGTACGGGTTCAGGTACACACATTATTAAAAATCATGCTAAAGTAAAATCTATTGCTTCATTCCCAGTAGGTGATACAACAGAAGTTTGGATGGTTGTAGAAAGAATTGTCAACGGTTCAAAAGTAAAATACGTTGAATATTTAGACCCGACATTAAATATGGATTCTACATTAAATGGCATAGTAAACGGAGCATCAGGTACATTATCAAACCTAGATCATTTAGAAGGTGAATCTGTACAGGTATTGGTAGGTGATGCAGTATTTCCAAATCAAACAGTTACTAATGGCCAAATATCAGTTTCGTTACCATCTACAAGCGGTTTTCAAAATGTAGAAATAGGCTTGGGTTACACAAGCAAAATGGTAACTATGAGCATAGAGGCAGGCGCTAATGCAGGCACAGCGCAAAACAGACCTAAAAGATGGAATGAAGTAGCAGTAAGGTTGTTTGAAACTGTAGGTGTTACAGTTAACGGTGATCAAATACCATTTAGATCATCTTCTACACCTGTTGGTCAAAACATACCGCCTTTTACTGGTGACAAAAGAGTAACTAATACGGGATGGGATAGACAAGGTAAAATAACAATAGAGCAAACACAGCCGTTACCTATGACGGTTCTTGGTGTAACAGGAACGTTGGTAACAAGTGATTAAAGGAGGTTCATAATGGCGTGGTGGGTAATACCTGCAATGGTGGCTTCAACTGCTGTAACTGTAATGGGCATACAGCAGCAAAAGAAGAATATGAAAGCCAACCGTGCATGGCAAAATTATGAAAATGAATTAAACTTTCATTATGAAAAACAAAAACGTTTAACAGACGAAACAAAACGTTTAAGTGAAGTAAGGGCTAGAACTGGTGCATCAGGTACAGCAATGTTTACTGGTAGTAGTTTGCTTGTAGCTAATGCAGATATAGAAGAATTTGAAACAGATATGTGGTATTTAGAAAAAGGATTGTGGGCAAAAACCCAAGCACAAGACGCAGCACTAGCAGGTGAAATAGCTAATGCTAACTTTGCTATAGGACAATCTTTGTTTAATACGGCAGCAAGTACAGGTAAATATAAAACAGATATGGACAATGCAGCAAAATATGGGAGTAATTAGTGAAGATACCTAGATACACAGGCAATGTTGGAAGCGCACCAATACAAAGCGGTAGAACGCTTACAACAGGTACAGGCAGCGCACAAGGCATGGTTAATCTAGGCCAAAGCATGCTTGACGCTGTATCTACGTTTGCAGCACAAAAAGTAGCGCATACAGCAAAAATGCGTGACCAAGAAATACTAGACCTATCAACAATGTCTGAAGGTGAAAGTATGATGGCTGCTAATGATTTTAGTTTTGGTTTAGAAACACGAAGGGATTATCAAAATTTTTTACCTGAATATGAAACTACTTGGGATAAACATACTAAAAAACTTAAAAAAGATAAATTTACTAACAATGGTGTATTTGATGAAATAGCATGGAATAGATACTTACCTAACCATCAAAAAACATTTATGGAAGGTAAAATTAATGTGCAAACTCACATAAGCAAAGCTAGGAACGCACAATCTGTAACAGCATATAATACAAATTTTAATCAGACCGAAGTAAAATTAGAAACTGCTACTTCAACTGCGCAAGTTGTTGGTAACTGGAACGATTGGAAAAATAACGTCTTTGCTAATTACAGAGGTTTAGCTACGTTTGACCAAGGCACATTAGATACAGGTTACGATGGTTTATTTAAAAAAGCCAACACACAAATGATGTTAATGCAATCTGGTGTAGACGGTAAAACACCTATTTATCAAAACCCAAATGGCAAAACAGTTACTGATTGGTCAAAAGTAGCAGAACGTGCTGCAGACCCAACAGTAAAAATGGTTGATGTTGAAGGTAATGAAATTACTGTAGATGACCCTGCAAGAAAAGAATTTATTAGTAATGCTATAACATTGTCTAATGAACAAGAAGGTTTTGATAAAAGCCAACGTACAGAAAACATGCGTACAGATAATAATAATTTTAACCAAAGATTAATTGGTATTTATAGAGGCAATGTAGATAATAACTTTTTAAAAGAGTTAGAAGACAACAATACAATTGATGGCCCAACAAAGAAAACACTAGCATCAGCTTACAGTACAGCAGTAAAGGCTAGAAATGAAGGTAAGCCATATTATGACACAATAGAAGGTAAAAAAACAGAAAGTTTAGTTACAGCTATGGTGTTGTCTGGAATGATTGATACTGAAGAAGAAAAATCAACAATTATTCAATTAGGTGCAGATGGCATGATAAGCCCTGATACAACAAGACAACTTACAAGTGACATAGAAAAATATCAAAAAGATAAAAATAATCATAAATTAATTATGTACAGAAATGCTGTAAAAACAGTTATGAAAGCAGCAGGAGCGCCACCAGATGTATTGTCACGAATGGATATGTTAGAAAGTATGTCACAAGCTGATCTTATGACACAAATTAGCACTATTATGGGCAGTAATATGACACCTAACGCATACAAAGCAGTTAACAATTTAACTCTTTTAATAGCTGAAGGTGAGAAAAAAGGTTTAACTATGAACGAAATGTTAATGAACCCTAAAAGCCCTGCATACTTAATGAATGATCTGGTTCAAGTATATACTGATAAAGCTAAAGAAGAAAATATTAGAAATTTTGAATTAAAAGCAAAAGGTACAAATGCTTATATTATGGAAGACGCTAAATTTGGTAATTACAAAATAGACCCTGTAGGATGGGCAAAATATGTTGAAAGCAAAGGTGGAACTGCGCAAAATATACAAGTACCGCCTAGAGAAGAAAATGAACCAATAAATACTTATCTACTTAGATTGCAAAAATTTAACAACAAACAAGCTGCAGAAAAAACAGGTATGCCTACGTTCTTACGTAGTGATGTTGTTGGTGGTGAAAATACGCAAACTATGATAGTAATACCTAATCAGGAGCAATAATTAATGACTGTTGGAATAACAGCATCGCAACTAAAATTAGCAGGTTTTGATGATGAAACAATCATTGGTCATATTGAAGACCAAAGACCATTGCTTATACAAGCAGGGTTTTCTAACAATCAAATTGATAAATTTTACGGAATAGAACGTACATCACCACATCCATTACATGATAGTGACCTTAATACTCACAATATTCCTGTTAATACAGAAAGCACTACGGCAACAAATGAGCAAGATGTTAGCACAACTTGGGCAGAAAAAAGGGCAAAAGAAGACAGCGCAACAGCAACAAACGATACTAAAGTTAATAATTCAAACACTAAAGAAACTACATCGCCTATAAAACAAGGTGATACTGTTAACGTAGATCAATCTAATATAGTTACAATGGTAGATCAGGTTATAGATAATCCTGATTCTATAGCATTTGGTAAGACACCTGATTACAACGAACAACTTTATAAAACTATAGCTGATCAAAATGCTGCATTAGCAAAAACTGAAGCAGAAATGAAAGCTAATGGTTTAATTTATCGTGACCAATTAACTGACGCAGAAAGAAAAGTACACGCCCGTAATGGTAAAAAACCTATTAGGGATGGTGTTGCTATGACAGTAATTAACAGACCAACGGAAGATGAAAAATTACCAGTAATTAACACAGTAGTTACAACTGGGCCATCAACTATGTTGGTTCTTAATTCTTTAAAAAATACGCAAAATTTAGAAGATGATGACTTAGCTACTATAAACGAATTTGTATCATTTATAGGTGCTATGGAATCTAGCAACAAAAATATACAAAATGAGGCAGGTACTAAAGGTGGTGTATTTCAAATAAAAAACGATGAAATAGTAGAACTAATTAATTATTACGGAAACATAGCAAAAGCAGCTAATCCTGAATTTGTTATGCCTAAATTTTTTGAAGCTGCATACGAACATAAAGATGCAACTAAATTATCTTTAGATGCACAAAGATCATTAGCATTAGTAAAAATATTAATGAACCCTGATGCACAGGCATATGTACTGCAAGGTGCTAGAGGTGATAAAGATGCTCTTACAGAGTTATATACAAAATATTACAACCCTGCAGTAACAGTAGATAATTCTGCACGAATAGCTGAAATAGAAGCTAGACGTTTAGAAATAGAAGAAGCTATGAAAAATATAGATGTTGGCATACAAGACTTTAGTGCTGACACTACAGGCGTAGTCAATCTCGATTTTGAAAACAGATCAATGGACATGTTTTTAAATGAATTAGATGACCTAAACGCAGAAATGGATTTGTTGACAAAAGGCACTAGAGATCAAGCTGCTTTTGATGAACGTGTTAATCAACACATGGGGTCATGGAATACACTAAAGTATGAATATGAACTACCAATGCTAGCAACATGGGGTAGCGACATACTAAAGCCTGATGAAGACGATTGGGCTATAACTAAATTTATGAAAGATAGTTGGGCAGGCCGTAAGTTTGTAAAACTTACAGGTGGTGCAGGTGACCGAAATGTATTTGGTGCAGGATATTCTATGTCCACAATGGGTCTTATACAGGCATACCACAAATCTATTACAGAAGATGGTGTTGACCCACAAACAGCATATGAACAAATATTTATGCACCAAGCACAAAATTTTCCGCAAGAAATAATACAAAGCGCTATAACATTAACAGCAGATTTACCTGCAATGGGAGTAGGTTTAGGAGTAGGATTTGTAGGGGGTGTTGGATTAACAACAGTTACAGGAGGTGCAGCAGCGCCTGCTACACCATTTATAGCTTTAGGTGTGTCTTTTGGATTACCTGAAACAATACGTGATGTGTATATGCGTGCTTTGTTAAATGGTGATGTTAACAGCTTTGATGAATTGCTAGATGAGATTATGCGTGTTCAATCGCTAAAAACATTTGGTAAATATACAACAGTTGGTGCAGCTACATACGGTACAGGTAAAGCTATTAAATCAGTAGGTGGTAACCGTTATATGCAAATGGCAGGTGAGGTAGGTACACTTGTTACATTGTCATCTGTTATGGAAGGCCAAGTACCTACTAGAAAAGACTTTGCACACGCTGCTGTATTAATATTTGGATTACATCAAGCAGCAGGTGGTATTAACAAACTTTATCACATTTACAAAAAATACGGCATACATCCACGTGATATGCAAACAATGACAGAAAAAAATGCTGAAGTAAAAACTGATATGTTAGACCCAGATATTATTGAACCAAGGGCATTAGCAGAACTTAACGAAGTATTTATTACAGGTCTTGAAGAAAAAGCAGGTATTAAAATTGTTGAACCATCTAAAGTAAAACCTAATGAAAAAGTAGCTATTGAGCCAACTGGTTCAAAAGAAGGTACGGTATTAAACAGGCAGGAAATAAACGGTGAGGTAATACTAGAAGTAAAACTTGATAATGGTGATGTAGTACATGTCAAAGAGATAGATGTACGTGTACCTATGGAATCAGTTAACGAAGTAGTTACTGTTAAAAAAGATGGCAAAATAGAAATTACTGAAAAAGTAGAAGCTAATTTTGCTGAAAAACAAACTAAAGGTGAGTTTAATACAGATATTGTTGAGGTAAACGCAAGAAAAGCTGAAATAGCTAAAGATAAATTAAGTATAAAAATACCTGAAAAAATAGCTAATGACATTAGACTTGTATCTAAAACGGAAACAGTAATTAAATCTAATGAAACTATTGGTACGCCTGATGTATTTGTAAATGTCAAAGCAATGCCTGATATTGCAAACACTATACAAACAAATCTTACAAAACCAAAAGTACAACTTAAAAATACTAGCGAAGTAATTACACAAAATTTTAAAGAAGTTACAAAGCAAGATGCTATTACTAAGGTGCAAGAGGTGTTTCACGTGAAACAAAATGGCCCTAGTAAAGTAAAAGTTGATAGTATTGTATACCGTACTAACAAAGGTCAAAACATTGTATTTCCTAGAAGTGTTGTAGAAAATTTAACAACATACAAATACACAACAAAAGATGGAAAAATAGAAACAGGACAAACTAAATTTGGTGTTATTGATAACATTTTAGTTGTTTTAGAAAAAGATTTACAAGTTTACAAAGGTAAAATACTTGCAGCAGTTAGAGGTGAAAAAGCTACAGGCGCGTTAGATCATCAAGCTAATAGCTACTACAAAACACACATATCTAAAAAAGACCGTGTATTTCCTGATACAGACAATACATTCCGTACAGATGAAAAAGTATACAGCAGTAAAGGTGATGACACTTGGGGTGTACCTAATGAGCCACCGCCAGAAATGCCTGTAAACGCATCATACAAAAAACTGTATAACAATGCCAAAGGGCTAGACACCTTTGATCTTGTAGAATTAGTAGAAGTGCTAATTAACAAACTACCTGTTACAGAACGTATGAACAGGGCAGGTTTGCGTGGTTATTTTCAATACGGCAAAGTAGTTAACGGCATACCACAAAAAATGTCTAAACAAGAGTTAACTGTAGCTGTAAACAAAGCACTACAAGAAAACCCTAAAGATTTTACTATGACACTTGCCCACGAAATAGGGCATTTGATTGATTATCTGCCTGCAGAAACTATGAAGAAAGGTAATATTCTAGGTTCTATGGCTGCCCTAAAAGGGTACATGAATAAATGGATTGATGGTAAAGCTGACGGTGCAAAACCATTGAGCCAAGCAGAAATTAATGCACTTAAAAAAGCTGCTGAAAAAGAAGCACAAGCAAAAGAACCTAAGATTGACAAAGAAATCAAAGAAGACCTAGCAATTACGCCAGAAAAAATCTTAGACATTTTCCGTGACCCAGACATTAGAAACAAAATAAACAAAGAATTTTATGATGCGTTTGTAAAATTAGATGGCAAACTAAAAAAATTAATTACTAAAAGTGCTATGCGTGGAATGATTGACCCGCATATTAAATCTTTAGTTGACCGTATAAATGGTAAAAAACCAACATCTGAAGCTGAAGCTAAGATGGGTGAACAAGCTGCAGAAATATTTAAACGTAAGTTTGAGGCAGAAATTAGAGAAAGAGGGCTAGTAAGTAGGCAAGAAATTACACAAGAGTTGATTAGACTATCAGCATTGTGGAAACCATTTAACAGACAGGCTGACCCTAATTACACAGCATACAGAGATAATCCGCGTGAGTTGATGGCTGATTTTATGATGGCCTATCTATTACGCCCAAAATGGACAATGCTTAATGCACCTAAATCATGGCAGTTGTTTAACTACCATATGTACAAACGTCCTGAAGTAAAAGCACAATACGAAAAAGCACAAAACGAAATAAACCAAGGTTCAGATGCACGTTATTCATCAATGGTAACGCGTATATCTAACAAGTTTGTAGACAGTAAAATTAAAATATATGAAGGCATGGAACGAGCATGGCAACCAAACAAATTTGACGGTATTGCTATTGAAGTGTTTGATACAATGGCTTGGTTTTATAGACGTTTTGGTGGTCAAAACGGTATGTGGGGTAAAAATAAAACTGGTAACAGCCGTTGGATGGATAAAGAAACATTAAATCTAAATTCAAGATTAGAAAATTATAGATACCGACATGCGGGTATGCAAAGGTATGTAGAAACAGTTACTGCCAAAGTTATAAACCCAGTAGAAGCAGCAGGCTATAATTCTAGTATGTTGTCTACATTGTTGTTGCTAAGAAACTTAGCTGTATCACAACAACGTATGGGTAAAGCAAACCCTATGGGTCTATGGGCGCAAATCAAAGCTATGGGCAAAGAAGGTGAAGCTATTGCTAATGAGTTTATAGGTGAGCGTACACCGCTACAAGCCTATGAGTTTATGGCTAAAGAACATCCTATCCTAGATCAAGCTGCTACTAAATTTTATGAATTGCGTAAAACATATGTGCATCCATTAATTAGAGAAAGTAAGGCGTTTGACAAAGAAACTTTAGATTCAATTATAAACAATGAACAGTACATAACATTTAACGTTCTTGAATATGCACTAGAAAGATTAAATAGATCAGGCGGTTCTAATATTTCATCAGCATCATTTAGCAAACAAACTACAGGTACAATGGCAGACATTGTAGACCCATTGTTAGCAACTATCCAAAAAGATGCGTTGTTGATGAGTGAGTTAAAACGTAACCGTATGATACATGATTCAATTTTGTGGATGCAACAAAATAAAAGTTGGATTGAAACGTTTGATGAAGGCCGTATGGTTAAAGGAGGCTATGTTAAGTATGGAACATGGAAAGATGTAACAGTACAAAAAGCTAAATACATTGACAAAGGTAAAGTAGAACCACCACCTGCAGGTATGGAAACTATAGGTTTTATGCTTAATGGTAAATACCGATATTACCATGTAAACAAATATGCAGCAG